CCATTTATATAATAGATGGTGAAAGACTATGGATGGACGATGCCTCTACATATGAGTTAAAAACCTCACGAGTGTTTAACAGAACGACTTTATGACTGTTTTTAGCACCAATCAACGCCTTCGTATAATTAGACTTTCTGTTGCCAAGAGTTCCGTCGCCGCCGTCCGTGAGATTGTAAACACCGCTATTTTTAGAGTACATATCGATATAATATATCTCTAAATCACTTAAATCATCTCTGTCGCACACATCAATAATTTTAAAATCAAAAGCTGTTTCGCTATATTTATTCCAAGATTTTTGAAGGTGCGCGTTGTGATGTGTTCCAAGATTTAATAAGCGTTTATGCGCTCTAAAACGCTTTGCGATATTCACGCTTTTACCAACATACACCATATTGTTAATGGTGTTTTGAATTATGTATATACCGCACATTTTAATTACTCAACTTGTTAAACTCTTGGAGCATATAATTTACGGCAGACCTCTGCTCGCGGCGAATTTCAGACACTGTTTTCTGCGTAGCCGAACCAGTTATGATAATATCACCCATATTGATTTCGTTGTTAATAACCGTAGGTGTAATACCATCAAGTCCAGTGCCACCAAATACATTCTTGAGCATCTGTGCTAAAACATCTCCGCCACTATTTGCAAAGTCGTACAAGAACTCTGTAGCCTTTGCATTAAGGACTTTTTCGCCACCAGAGAACATTCTGTAGCGAGAGCCGTCAGATGCAGAGAAGATGTACTCGTCACCCTGCTCAAAAAGCTCGTGTAAGCCCGCTGTAGCGTGTTTTGTACCAGAGGCATATCCAACTATGTCTGACTTGTTAACCCAGCCTGTATAGACGCCATTGCGTCCTATGAGCACCTGATTACCGCTTGTCTGATAAACCGTGTAGGAACCGCCCGGAACGAACGATGCCATCTTAACGCCTTTGCTCTTAGAACCAAAGTGTGTTGCGGTCTTCTTAATGGTTACGGTAGAACCAGAAGATAAAGACGGCGCAGTGCTTGTTGGCTTCGTAGTGGTTGTTGTGGTCTTAGGCGGGTCTTTAGGTTTGTTATCGGGATTTGTACCAGAAACCTTTTCGTCATCCCATCCCTTATCGTCCTTAACACCAGTTTCGTTCTTGAGGTCAACGCCCTTATACAACTTACCAAAAAGTTTTTCATAATCGTTAAGAGCGCCATAGGTATCTTCCCATAACTTCTTAACCGTTTCGTCGTTACCATCACCGTACTGACGGTTATACATCAGCATCTGATAGTACAACTGGTTCTTGGAGTTATTTTTAATATCCTCTAACGCTTGGTTAAAGAGTGCGTTCGGGTCGTTGAGTTTTTCATCGAGAGCGTCCATCTCCCTTTGAAGTTGTGCTTCTTGAGAGTTATACGCCTCATCGATAGCATCCAAAGCCTTGTCAAGAGCGTTTTCTTTTTCAAAATCAGCAAGGTCTTTTTCAGCATCGCTTAACTCTTCGGTGAGCTCAAGCTTACGCTTCTGTGCCCACGCAGAGTCGTCGTTCTCCAACATAGCAAGTTCGCCCTTGATATCAGAAACAGACTTACGCTTTTCGGCTTGGTCTTCAAGATACTTCTCTTCATCATATTTGTCCTGAAGCATCTCTTTCTGCTTATCGTAGAACTCTTTAAGGTTGTCGAGTTTCTTATCGAGAGCGTCTTTTTCGTCTTCGATTTCCTGCTTAAGCATATCGACGCGATAGTCAATCATCTCGTCTAACGCGTCTTTTGCGGCTTCCTCGATTTCCTCACGAATGTCCTTTATAGCGTTTGCATAGTCTTGCCATTTTTCTTGGAGTTCTTGGATATAGTCGTCCTCGTCGGTGAGACCTTGAGCACGAGCTTTGGCAATCTCTTTCTCTACATCGGACATTAAGCCCTTATATAGCGAAATGATTTTCTTCTCTTCGCCATCATAGTTCTCACGCATCGAGATTTCGTGTTCGATATCTCCGAGCTTATCTTTAAATAAATTTCTTAATCCCTCGAACACTTCTTCTTGGTATTTATAGAAGTCTTTAAGTTCTATGATACCTTCTTGGTATGCCTGTGGGTATGCCTTGCTTAACCACGCAAGATATTCAGCCTCGGTCTCTTGCTCCATAGCAACAAGATGTTTATGTTCGGCTAACTGTTTTTCAAACCAAGTTTCTTGGTCTTTTGCTGCCTTTTCGGCTGCTTTTTTCGCCGCACTTTGTGCAGATTTAGTAGATGAACCACCAGTATAATTTACTTTAAAATCATTTGCATTGATTTTGTTATAATTGAGAGGTGTGTTCAGTATTTCCTCAGCCTGTATACGCAACGAACTGGCTTCCGCAAATAATCTTTGCCATTCTCTACCATCAGCTTGATTTCCGTTTTTAATATAGTTTTGTCTGGTTGTTTCAGACTGAGTATATAATGCCTCGGCTCTGGTAAACATCTCCTTAGCCTTAGCTAAATTTGCCAGAGACTGAGTGGTAGCGTTAGCCGTATTAGCAAGCGCAATTAACTGGTCAATATCCGATGCAGTTTTAATACCGTTTTCATTGGTTTGCATTTTGGTAATAGCAAGTTCAGCCAAAACTTGTTGAGTTAATGAGCCAGCCTCACACGTGCTATACATAGCCATAATATCTTCATACGAAGCATCTGTGCCGAGTTCTGTCTGGATGCGAACCAGCTCTTTGTTTCTTGCTACATTAGCATCAACAATAGCCGCCGCGTTAGAAACACCCATTTGTTCAAGCATTGCAACAGTGGCGTCTCTTGTTTCGTCTGTAACCTCTGTTAAAATACCAGACCCAGCAATGTAAGACGCTACCAATTTATCAAAAGCACCTTGACACGCTTTAATATCAGACGGAGAACTTGTTATTGTTTTAATAAAGTTTGTATAGTCATCGCCTAAATTTCCGAATGTTTCAGCAAACTCTTTATTATTTAATACAGAACCCCAGTCGAAATCGCCTTTGTCATAAATATCCGCGTAAATTTTATCCAGTTTCTCGAGACCGTCCGTTAACGTTTGAACATTAGATACCGTCTCGGCAAAAGTCTTTACTTTTGCTATAGCGTCGGTCGCTCCTTTATCGACTTTTTTAATGGCTTCGTAAAGACCTTCTGTCTTTAGTTGTCCATCAACTATCGAACTGATGGTTGCGTCGTCAAGACCGAATGATTTTGACAAATTATCTGAGATATATTTTTTGTACTTCTCATATTCCTCAAGAGTTTTAGGAATTCCATTATCAGCCTTGTATGTTGCTGCAAACTCATCATACTTTGCCTTAACATACGCTTCTACAGACGCTTTAAGAGTGTTTAATGTAGATGTAACATTATCATAAGATGCGCCTTCCATCATATTTTTTCGTGTAAGCTCATCTTTTAAATATAATAATTTATAATAGAAATCTACAATTTTATCGGCTTCTTCTCCGCCAGCATCTACATAATAATCCGAACTCGATGTTCCGCGCGATGAATAAGTTTTAGTAGTTTTGTAATCTCCTAAAATAGACTCTACTAATTCTTGTTCTTCTTTGTTTTTCTTGTGCGTGCCGCCGTAATAAACCTTAATCTTACTTCCATCCCAGTCGCTATAGGACATTTTCTCTAAAGCCTTTTCAGCAGCGTCTCTTTCTTGAATTGCGGCAATTTTTGCAGCCTCAAGTTCCTTTTCAACCTGTCCGCCTAAAGCTTCAGTATAGTCCTTGGTTCCAGCAGTGAGCCCTTTAAGTGCATTGGTTTTACCCTCTATAGCCTCTGTTACTGTTTTAAGAGCGTTTTGGAAAGCTTCTTCCTGAGATGGTGTACGCTCTGCAAGTTGGGAGTATTGTAAATATTCAAGATATGCGGCATTAAGAGCGTTGCTCTTTTCAACAATCGCAGACGCCGACTCTCTTTCTGCCTCCGCCTCCGAGATTGCTTTTTGTCTTGCTTCCTCGATTGCGTGGCTAACCATATTGATAACAGCAATAATCGCAACGAACGCTGCTACTGCAATTTGTGCTGCGCTTGCACTTGCGGTTACACTTTTAAATCCAGCAGAAATAGACTGGAGTGATGATGCTCCAGAAGCCTTCGCTGTTCTAAACGCGGTCAAAAATGTCGTACCGAGCGTCTTAATGGTATTACCCAGACCGATAATTTTATTTGGTAAGGTTGTGCCTATTAAAGTGACCAAAGCATCTGCTTTTATTGTCGCAATTACTCCGGCAACTATAAATAGTGCGTTACTAAGACCGCCAAGAGCATCTATAACTTTTGCTACACCAGTTAATACCTGCATTAACCAAGTGCCGATATCTACTATACCCTTAACAAAGTCGCTCTGAATAAATGTGTTAGAAAACTCTTCAAAGTTTGCCTTAAAGATACTTATTTTACCATTGATAGACTCTAAGTATTTATCATTTTCTTCAAGAGCAGAGCCAGTAGATTTTGCAGATGTTTCTGCCGCTTCTGCGGCGATAGAGAAATTCTCTAAAATTGCCGCAACCACATTTGAGTTACGCTTACCGCCGACCATCTCAAGTATATTAGCTTGAGTAACATCAGACAGCGTATCCCAAACATCAGATAACTCTTTAAGAATTTGGTATGTAGACTTAAATGTATTTTCGTCGATTTGTATATCGACTTTATTACCAGTAAGTTCTAAAATTTCATCCCTTAACTCAGAGACACTATTCGCCATTCCGTCCGTAGACTCCCCGGCGTCCTCGGCTTCGGTTTTAGCAGCACGAAGATACATTGATACGGTCTTTAAAACCGTACCAACTTTTTCAGGGTCTTGGACAATCGTATTTGCGGCAGCAGCCAGAGCGATTGTTTCATCTAATGTGTTGTTTGCAGAGTGCATCGCAGCGGCGGAGCGCAATAACGAGTCACCAACGCCTTTAGACGATATGGCATATTTATTGCCGACCTCATTAAATTTATCGACGATAGACATTACATCTTTAGCCTCAACACCGAAAGCCTGCATTGTTGCGATAATGCTTTCAGAAGCATCGCTAATGTCAGTAATACCATCACCAACGTTTTTATATACGATTGCGGCGTCGGCTAACTGTTCCGCTTCTTCGATGTTATAACCAAGTCTGGCAAAATCTGCCGACGCCGTTACGACATCCGATAGCGCGGCACCTAATTTTTTTGCGCGAGCAGCCGCATCATCAAGGAATTTATTATATGTGGCATCTGTCTCATCAGTAACTTTCTTTAACTCCGTCATAGCGGTGTCAAGGTCTATCACAGCAGATACCATCTGTCGAACCGCACGATATGCAGCCATAATTACTCGAGTGATACTAAACCAAGTACCGAATTTTGCAGATAATCCTCCAAGGCGTTGTCCCCAAGTCTGCGTCGCTTCTCCTGCGGCTTTGATGGTGTTGGAGTTTGTAGTAAAACTTGAACTTAAAGAGGAAAGCTTAGCAGAAAATTCATCAGCGGTTAATTTCCCGCTTTTAAACTCCATATTCCATTGTTGCAACGATGCGATATCACTTTGAATAGCGGTATATGCAGAAGAAGATTTACCTGTTTTTGCGGCAGTCCATTTGTTTTCTGCATTTTGCATTTGAGTTAAAAGGGTGTATGACTTTTTCAAAAGAGCTTGTCGTGATAATTCGCTCTTCATTGCTTGGTCATCTGCTAATTTCTTAGCCGCCGCTGCTTGTGCTGCCGCTTGCGCCGCTTGAGTCTCGAGATTTATACGCTCTCTAACCTGTGTATTAACAGCAGCGGTTGAGGATGCGCCAGAACCAGCCTTGACCGCGCCTGTTGTCCCAAGCGCTTTACTGATTTCGGCTATTTGATTTCGCAAATTCGATATCATTTTATCATCGATATCAAACGCTACTTTAATTTTAGGTGGATTGCTATTTAGCTGAGACACCAATTTACTGATGTCTTTTTGCATCTCCGTATAGCTTAGACCAACATCAACGCCTACTGACAATAAAAAATCAGCCATCTATTCTCACCATCCTTTTTAATAAAGAAAAGGATTGGCGAAAGCCAATCCTAATACTGTGTTGTGTCAATAGGGTTGTGTTTTGATTTGACACAAATATTATTCATATACATCATCAACTTTAATGTCGATGACTCCGTATTCTGGGGCATAGTTCGCCATATAATCCCTAACCGCGTTTTGAACGAAGTGTAAGCCTTCTCTTTCGCGCAAACTGGGGATATTAAAGTTATCGGCATATCCGTGACCTAACCAAATACCATAAACGGTATTGGCGGCAGAATAGCCATTGTTTAACAAAGCGGCGATATTTTCGATACCGTCATAGAAGTCGGGAGCAAGAGAGTCTCTGCTCAAATCACCGGTAAACCAAACCTCAATTTGATATTGGTTCTTACCGATTTTAACAGGCGCTCCGTGTTCCAGTTTAGTCAAAGCGCTAACCGCAGTAGCGCCAAGACCTCTACCATTAAGACCGCCACCGCCCTCGGCAATAGCGTGACTGTTAATTTCGTTCTGAAGAACCTCAATGAATTTAGCCGCCGCCATATTTATGCCAGAGATAGTGATGCGTTTACCTGTGGGTACACCGCCCCTCAGAATAATCTCATCGGTCTTGGTTTCTACCTGCTTTTGAAAAGCAGATGAATTTGTAAACTTCTTTGCTTTGTTAATAATGGATTGCATATTGATGCTCGCCATTATTTATCACCTTATTTAGACTTAAATGCCTCAACGAGTTTCGCCTCGTCGATACCTCCATCACCAAATGCGCCGAGAAGCTTAGTGAAGTCCTCGGGATTTACACCAGAGAACATACCTTCGAGCTGTTTCTGTAAGTTATCAAATGCAGTATAAAGCTCTGTCATCTGTCTGTTTACAGCCTCGATGTTAGCCTGTGCAAGATGGTTAATCTTGTCATTGACCGCACACATAATCTCATTGAACTGTTGCCCATTTACACGGTGTAACACTTCCTCGATTGCGTTAGTCTGATAAATTAACTCATACTTGTGCTCAACATTATTCGGTAATGTGAAGTTAGCATACTTTTCCAGAATACAAGTTTTAACCGCGAAGTCTTTAACTTCGGGAATATAAGCTCCGTCCTCGGAAGAGAAACAACTTTTTGTTACGCTGTCAACGAACTCAAGCACTTCCTTAAAAGAAAGTGTCTTCTTGACAGTAACCTCGACACCATACCAGTCAAAAGTTTCGGTAGGTGTATAATTCTCTTTCATAATCTTGTCCAAAGCGTTGATTGAAATTTTCTTGGTCTTAGCCATTACGATTTCCTCCTTTAGTTCCTTTTCGTTGTTTATATTTCGTGCAGTTGCCGTCAACAATCTCAGGTTGTATTCGACCTTCACGCGCCTTACACAATAAACTACAATTCCGTGTGTACCTTACACAATCGGAGCATTTGGCGACAAATGCCTCCAAATGAGACGCATTGTCAAAGACGCCTATATAGTCTACGGGGTGTATAACTATCTCTACGCGTGGATTATCTGCATCATAATAAATCGCCTGCACTCGTTCGCAGGTGATGTTGTCATCCAACCAGATGAGTTGTGTGTCTGTGATGGCATCAAGCATACATTTAAAATAGTTGTTGCAGTCTAAGTTAGTAGCGGGAAAATAAAAAACAGTATCGACATAAAAATGTTGCAACCTATTTGGTGTTAAAGTCCAATTCTGTCTCTTAACTTCCTTTTTTACATAGTCCGCAAACTGTTGCTTATATTTCTTTGCCTCGTTAGTACAATAACTCATCGCTACGGGTCTTCCGCCCTTTAAAACACCTCTGTACCCGAGGTAATGATTTACACTTGGGGGTATCGGTGAAACAAGATGTAATTCCTGCATCAAAATCACCTCATTATTGAAAAATAACCTGCGTCGAAATGACGCAGGTTATTTATTTAAACATTATTTATCGCGGTTCTTCCGATTAGTCGTCGAGGTCGTCTTCGTCAAGTTCGGCTTCGATGTAGTCATCTTCAAACTCATCGTAATCAATAACGCCATAAGCGTCACCTGTAACATCCTCAACTACCTCTGCGTTGTTTACCGCTTCGTTTTTCTCTGTGGGTGTAACCGCACGAGAGGCTTCAATTTTGGCAAGGTAGATGCTACCACATTCAGGGGAGCACGCTACTTCTTGCCAACGGAAGACACCTGCGATACGCTTTAATGTGTGGCAGGCTTCATATTCCTTACCACACACTCTGCATTTCATCATCGCAGTTGCCATTTTAGACCTCCTAATTAAGCAACGTCAGCAGTATTTACACCAAAGATAGTGTAAGTCCAGAGAGCGCCGCCTGCGCCACAAGCACCAGCAAGAGACTCTGCCTCGAAAGCGTGAACAGTTTGGCTGTCGCCCATCTCGAAGCTGAACTCACCGCTGAAGTCAGCCTTAGGAATGAAGAACTGGATGCGATATACATTGGAGCACTTGTCCTCAGCAAAAGCATCGATGTAAAGCATACACTTACCAGAGTAAGAGTCGCTCATATTCTCAAGAACATCAGCAGTAATCTTTCTCTTGTAGTGAACAACTACTTCAGCACCGGCAGGAACATCGTCAGCAGCAAAGGTGATTGTCTTAGAAGCAGGAGTGTATGTAAATACGCCCTCAGCAGCCTCAGCACCCTGAGTGAGAACCTTACCCTTAGTACCGTTTTCGTTTCTTACAGTAACAGAAGTGATTTCGTTACCAGTTGTGCCAACAGCAGCAAAGTTAATAACAACCTTGTTGTCAGCAACAGTGAGGTAGTCTGCCCAGAGAACTTCAGTAGCCTTGTTCTCGAAGGCGCCACCAGTCTGGAGCTCAAGTAAGCCGCCAGAAACAAGACCGTTGTTACCGCTGATAGTAACAGCCTTGTTGCGCTTTAACGAAGTGAGCTTGCGACCTTGCTTACCAGTAACCTCCTGAGAGTCCTGAGTCTGAGCAATAGTTGCGCTCTGGAGTTCGTCAAGCGTGAATTTATAACTACCAGTCACGCAGTCAAACGCTGTGATGGTTTCAAGACTGGTAATGGTGATATCGTTAATATTCATTAAGCTTTCCTCCCATTGAATTATTTATGTATAAGCCAATTAAGGTCTTCTTGGCTTAAATCTTTGGCGCTGATTGTACCTGAGTACACGCCAAACATCCGATTGTCATAGTCAACTTTCTTGATTATTTGTCGCACACTCTCGTTAAATTGATAAATGGAGAGACCTCGTGTCTCCTCAAAATCATATTTGAATTCCTTAGTGTTGACCAAAGCAACTATGAGTGACTCAAGTTGTGAGTCTTCTGCACGCCGTTTCTTTCGCTTAATCTTTTCTCTCGCTCTTTCAAGCATATATTCTTTAGCTTCTTGGTTCGCGGGCTTCTTGCGGTTCTTTTCAAGGTGGTGAATTTTACGCAATACACTCGCGATTTCCATTTGAACAGCACGGTTGATTTCTACCTCCGTCTCTGTGTTGATTAACACAAGACTATTTTGTTCTTCCGACACCGCTATCTGAAATTTAGATAAATCCAAATCTCCAAAGATTAAACTCGTGTTCTGTTGTTTAATGACCGGGAAGAGCCTTAAAAACAACTCATAGTCGTTGATGGTGGTAAAATCAATACCAGCATCATCGAGCTGAACCATCAAGTCTATTGGCATAGCGGTTAAGATTGAAACGAGGTTGTAATATTCATCTTCGTTGTCAAGAATATCTCCGACCGTTGGGATGATAATACGGATTTTTTCATTGCCTTTTTTGGCTTGCTTCAACTCATACTGTTTCTCGTATAAAAACTTGCGTGTAGCCATTATCCTGTTTTACGATTGCTTGGAACGGGTTTCTTAGGGTCGTGAAGACGATTAAATTCCTTTGCACTAAAGGTCATAATCTTACCCTGAAAGTCCGTCATAGGCGCAAATCGTTTGACGGATGAAAGTTCGAGTTCACCAAGACCATAAAAGCGACTGCCATTAAGTTTCTTGGCTATCTCTGAGCATAACTTATCTGTCCTAACACCACCCTTGGGCAGTTTAAGTAAGCTCTTATGTGTAAACACCCACACAAACATTATGGGTAAAAGATATGTTTTACCAACTGCGCGTTGGATATCGACATCAACACAGATAAATGTTTTGCCTTGTTCCACGGTGTCGGGAACAAACTCAAACGGAAATACCTGTTCATAAACAAGAGACTCTGCGTTTTCTAATGAAACATTCTCATTAACCAATTTCACGATTGTTTCGTTGGTTAGCAAGTCTTCCATACAGGTGTTCTTGTAATCAAAAAACTCTTCAAGTTGCATTACAACCACACCTTCTTTCCTGTTTCAGTAACATTTTCTTCATCGGAGTCAACAATAGGAGTATCGTCCTTATTGAAATGTTTATAGTAATCCGCAATACCTAACTCAAGATTGTCGTCATCGGTAGTCTGTACTTCCTGTAAGACGAAGCCAAACACACCCTTGCCGTTATATACCTGACCGACCTTTAACGGTTTGGTCAAAGCATACGCAAGTTGCTGGCTGGAGTCAGGGTCGTCAATTAAGAAACGGAAATCGCGATTAAGCTTAACCGTCTCTGCATTTCTCGAAATAATCAATGCCATACGCGAGTCGCCTCGTGTAACGATGAATTGACGGTCTTCGAGTTCACCTGTAAGATATTTTGTTCCGTCCTCAACAATACACCATTGCTCACAAATCTCGCCCTTGTCATTTACCCACTTTAACAGGTAATTGCATTGACGCATTTTGGCTCTGGTGTTGATTTCGGTGTTGGCATCTCGCTCCATAACGAGCCAGTGATGACCCATCCAGTAAACGATGCCGCCGCAGTCAATATCTTCACCGGGCAAGGAGTGAATGAATTTAATGTTTAGGTTGTCGGTGTCGATAATTTCAACCTGCCTCTCAACATTATCTATCGTTACGCCGTGGTAAGATAAACCGTCGGGAAGCTTGGTGTTGAGCATACGCACTTCTCTCTGGAGAGCAGCGTTTCGTTTCGTACCACCCTTAGCAGTTATTCTGCTTTGGTATAATTCCCAAACATCCATCACGCCACCTCCTAAACTGCATATTTTGCTTTCAATTTATTACAAATTGAGATTGCACGGAATACCTCGCGCTTAACCTTGTGAACCTCGCACTCAGGGTTGTCAATCAGGAATTGTAAAATTGCCAACAGAGTTAAATAGTACGGGTCGTTGTTAAGAGCGACGATAAGTCCTTTACAGCCAAGAAGTTCTATTTGTAGGCTCTTCATATATGTAGTCAAAGATGCTTCTTCTTTCTCTCGTATAGGGAGAATTTTGAAAAACAAATTCACGAGATTTTTGAAATAATTGCAAAGAAGTTCTTTGGTAACAGGAATACCTGTAACGGTATCAAGCATCATAAATGCAAATCCGTCAAATCCCCGTGATTAAACGAATACTCCCTAATCATATTCAAATAATCTTTCTGTGCTTTTGCGTAAGCATTACCAACGCGAAGCAACAGTTCGGCAGGGGAATAAGTAGAAAAGTCTTTTGTGTTCAACACATTCTCCAAGAGTTCCTGTTTATACACATACGGCTTAAGCCACTGAACAACCATTCCCTCGGAGACAATATCGACGATTTCGTCAATTCTGTCTGCGGGAATTTCTAAGTCAAAGACTCTATTTTCATCATCCTTGGTAGTCGCAAAGTTAAGCCCACTTACTTTCTTGAAGTTACTGTTACTAACAGCAGTGTGCATATACTTATCAACTATTTCGGTTCTTGAAGCGTCGTCCAGAGAGAGTAAGTCGAATTCGGTAATCTTGGAGAGAAAAGCAGCAGCGAACACATCGTAAGGAACGCTCATACTTTAGCCTCCTTATCTCTTAGTCATATCGTTCAATCAACTCTACTCCGAGAATTTCCTCAAGAGTGCGAATGACCTTGTTGGAGTCGATTACCTCATCGGCGATTAAAGTCTTTGCTCTAAAAGCAACAGCCTTTTTCTGTCCGTCAGAAAGCCCCTCAATAATCTTCTTGAGCTCATCGGGAGTTTTCTGGAAGATGGTATCGAACTCATCGATACTGATTGCGTTCTTGTAATATTGACCTACACCAAGGTAATCAATAACCCAAGCAAACTCGTCGCTGAACATAAACCAGTTCTTTTCAAAATACTTTTTATAAGTATTCTTTGCGTTACGGAGTTCGCGGAGTTCCATCTCTTGCTCGGAACCAAACTCGTTCCACTTGAATAGTTCGCCGGTCTTCTTACTCTTGTAGGTAAGTTTACCCTGATAACCGTTTAAGACGGTGACATATTGGGTGGGGTCAATTTCTTTTACCACGGGCTTTACAGCCTCGATGGGTTTCTCTATAATTTCAGGCTTTGCGGCAGGTGCATCCACACGAGCCTTTTGGCTTGTGTTGGTCTTAGCAGTAGTGCCCTTAGCCTTAGAAGAAGTAGTTTTATTAGCCATATCTTATTCCTTTCGTTCGTTAAACCTGCGGAGCCGTTAAGCCCCGCAGGTTATTAGTTAATTAGTGTCGATTACGCAAGCTCGTAACGACCAATACCAGAGTTGCCACCGGCAAGCACGATACCCATACCATACTTTTCACCGTAGAGATATTCCTGAGTGAAATCAGCATTGGTCATCGGGTCGCCCATAAGAACGATGGGGCTGCCTTCGTAAACAACCTTGATAGGCTTGTCGTCGCCGGCGATGATAGTAAGAATATTATCATCCATAACGAACTCAGTAGAGCCTACCTTATGGCGCTGAGGAGTTGCAACAACAGGAGTGCCGTAGAACTTGCCAACATAACCGAAGTTATAGAGGTCGTTCTTAGCAGCATCAGAGTCGATAGCATCCTTGAGGGCACGAAGAGCCTTCTTAGTACCTACGATAGTTGCAGCCTTGCCACCTGCGGCAGCCTCAACGTGAGAAATGAGGTCGAGAAGCTCGTCCTCGTCATAAGCACCTGCTTCGGGGAAGTATGTAACACCACCGAGCTGGTCAGCAGTAGCGCCAGTCCAGAGAGTGTAAACATCATTTAAGAGTTTCTGACGGAAAGACTCAGCCACCTTGTTGATGAAGTGGTTGAAGTCAACACGACCAGCGAGAACGCGGTTGAGTTCCTCATAAATTCTTACAGTCTTAAGAGATGTAGGAATAGCAGTCTCGCTTACTCCGCCGAGTCTCTGACGACGAACGCCCTGAGTACCGTCAGCGGTGTCAGCAACAATGAAGAGTTCGCTGTCTTCAACAGAGAACACATTTTGGTCGCCTTCAGCAACATTGCGGAAGTCGCAAAGAGCGTTGAAATATTCATCGCCCTGAAGACCCTCAACAACAGTAGCACTTAAAGTTACTTCAAGGAAAGAGAATAACTCAGGGCACTTGCCGTCGCGGATATCTTTATAATCTAAGTAAGTCTTGCCGTTGTTAACTTCAACAAGAGCCTTAGTGATTAAACTTTGAGAGTCGGCAATGGAGTAGTCCTTAACGCAACCTTTGTATGCGTCAACAGCAACTCTCGCAATTTTTGTCATATCAGTCATTGTATTTTAGCCTCCTTCTTTTAGATTACGCCTTAGCAATCTGGATTACATAGTAGGTGTAGCGACCAGCAATTTCGATTGCCTTACAAACACCAAGTCCAGTGCCAGCAGTGTCAATTTTACCATTTGCACCGATACCAACCTTGCCTTCCTCGGCAGGAACAGTACCGCCCACAAAACCTTCCTTAGTTACAGCGAAGAAGTTGCGGTTGCGAGGAATGTAAGCACGGATGGGCTTACCAGCCTCGTTGATGTAATCATCGAGATTACGAGCGCGGTCATCATACATAACCTCAACACCAGCGAGGATTGCACACTCGTCGATGTTGTCGTCAGCAGTAGCGAGAGTAGCGTGGTAGATTTCACGCTCGCCAGCCTCTAAAGCACCAACCTTAACGATGGCGCCATTTTCAACGGCAATAGCCTTGCCGTCAGCATCATAAACACGAACAGAGAGTAAGTCAGCGCGCTGGTCAGTGCCGCTGAGGCTGTCTGTTCTAATAACGGTATATTTATTAGCCATTAGTTGTTACCTCCAGTTTTTATTAGTTAATTTTTGAAAATCCGAATTTCTCGAACACACCGCCGTAAGCATCAGCGTCGGCAGTCATATCAGTCTTCTCGACTTTAATCTTGGGTGCTTTGGGTTCGTGAGCAAACTTAGCCTCAGTGCCTTTTCTGCCACGAATTGCAAAGCATTTCTCTTCAAGGGTCTCTAAATCGTACTCTGCACAATTTTCACGG